CTAAAGATGATGTTGAAAATTATAACCCAACAATAAAGGCATCGTTTAACCCAGAAGAAGAGAAAGATGAATATAGCTACTAAAGTAAAGTTCCTTTTGGAGGTTCAAGTACAATTCAGGATTAATCATTGGCAAACTAAAGAGTTCTCAAGACATAATGCATTTGGTGGAATATATGATGCATTAGGAGATTTAATTGACAGGTTTGTTGAAGAGTCAATGGGAAAATATGGTAGATTCGTTTTAGATGATGAAAGTAAAACAATCAATTTACAGAACTTAGCGGAACTCGACCTTAAAGGAATGTTAAAAACAACTAAAGACGCTTTAATTCAATTTACAGAAGAATTTGAATCTACAGATACTAATCTTATGAACATAAGAGATGAAATCTTAGGTGAAGTAAATAAACTACAATATCTATTAACATTAGAATAAAAATTAAAAAATATTAAAAAATGCAATCAGGATCAGCAGCTAGAACAGCGTCAAATACATCAACAGGGTCGTTAGCTTATATTGATGGTTTAATATCAGGGGCAACATCTCAAGGACTATATCAAATTACCTTAGACCCAAGATACGTGAATGACGCGATAGTAACCACATTAACAAATTATGGTTATAAAATTCAGACTAAGAACAATTTTATGGGTACCAATAACGATTATGTGATTAGTTGGTAACAAAAAAATACTTTAAAAATAATTCAACCCAGATTTCACAGTCTGGGTTTTTTTATGTATATTATATCATAAATGATTATTAAAATTTAAATCAAAATCACATGTCTACATTTGACGCAGTACTTGCACAGTACGAGAAAAACAAAAACGCCACAAGTGGCAACAGCAACAAAATGTCCTCAGAGGACAGAATGAAACGTTATTTCACAACCGTATTACCTAAGGGTTCTAAGGGTGAAGAAAGACGTATTCGTATTTTACCTACAAAAGACGGTTCTTCTCCGTTTGTAGAGGTTTACTTCCACGAAATTCAAGTGGATGGAAAATGGGTTAAATTATATGACCCAAAACAAGAAGGAAAACGTTCACCATTAAATGAGGTTAATGAAGCTTTAATGGGTACAGGTGTTGAGGCTGATAGAGAAGCTGCACGTCAATATCGTTCTCGTAAATTCTATATCGTTAAAGTTATAGATAGAGACCACGAATCAGACGGAGTTAAATTTTGGAGATTTAAACACAACCATAAAGGTGATGGTGTTATCGACAAAGTATTCCCAATCTTCCGTAATAAGGGCGATGTTACCAATGAGGAAACAGGTCGTGATTTAATCTTGTCTTTAACCTTAACAAAGGCGGGTACAGGAAAAGAATACACTGTTATTAATTCAGTATTAAATGATGACCCAAGTCCATTACATACTGACGCTGACGTTGCAAAAACGTGGTTAGAAGATGAATTAACTTGGTCTGATGTTTACTCTAAAAAGGGTGAAGATTATTTGGAAATGGTTGCAAGAGGTGAGGTTCCACGTTGGGACACAGCAAGTAGCAAATGGGTTTCTAATTTGACAACAGAAGAAACTATCGGAGCACCGAAATCTTCTACACCTGTGGTTGACCCACAAGATGATGCGGATGTAGATTCAGATCTTCCGTTCTAATTATTTAACGGGGTGGTGAAATATCCACCCTATTTTTAAAAACAAAAACATGGCAGGTATTAAAAAAACAGATTTTTCGGCAATCAAAAAGAAATTCTCAAAAGAGGCAGAATATAAACCAGACCGTTTCTTCGATTTGGGTGATGCTTTCTTGGATGCTTGTGGTATTCCAGGTCCTGCAATGGGACACATCAATATGTTATTAGGACATAGTGATACGGGTAAAACTACGGCATTAGTAAAGGCGGCTGTGGATGCACAAAAGAAAGGAGTTGTTCCTGTATTTGTCATCACAGAACAAAAATGGAGTTGGGACCACGCCGAATTGATGGGGTTTAATAAAGACGGAGACTACCTTTTTAATAGTGATTTTGAGTATATTGAACAAATTACAGAATATATAAATGAACTATTAGATGCACAAGAAAAAGGAGATTTACCTCACGATTTATTAATTCTTTGGGATTCGGTTGGTTCAGTTCCATGTAAGATGACTTATGATGGTAAAGGTGGTAAACAACACAATGCGTCAGTATTAGCTGACAAAATTGGAATGGGTATCAATCAACGTATCTCAGGTTCAAGAAGGACAGATAAACCTTATACAAACACATTAATCATTGTTAACCAACCTTGGGTAGAATTACCTGATAATCCTTTTGGACAACCAAAGATTAAAGCAAAAGGTGGTGAAGCGATTTGGTTAAACTCAAGTATTGTATTCTTATTTGGTAATCAAAAAGGTGCGGGTACAACTAAAATCTCCATCACTAAAGATAAGAGAAAAGTTAAAATAGCAACAAGAACAAAAATCTCAATTATGAAAAACCACATCAATGGTTTAGGATATGAGGATGGACGTATCTTGGTTACATCACACGGATTTATGCCAGGTAGAGAAGATGTTGAAGAGAAGAAATCTATCGAGGAATATAAAAAAGAAAGTGGTGATTACATCAGTAAGATGTTAGGTGTTAATGTTACAGACATCGTAGATGTAGAAGTTGTAACAGAAGAAAGTGATCTATAAATTATTTTAAATGTCGGTTTTACTTGTTGATGGAGACAATCTACTCACAATTGGTTTTTACGGTGTCAAAAATGCTTTTCATAAAGGACAACATGTTGGGGGAATATATCATTTCCTTAATACTCTTAGGAGAGCGTTTGAGTACTACCATTTAGATAAGATTGTAGTATTTTGGGACGGTCATGAAGGTTCACAAAACCGAAAGAAAATATACATTCATTACAAGGAAAACCGACGTTCAAGATTAAGGTCGGAAGAAGAATTACAATCTTATCTCTCTCAAAGAGATAGAGTTAAACAATATCTTGAGGAATTATATGTAAGACAGGGTGAATATGAATTTTGTGAGACAGACGATAACATTGCTTATTACACACAAAACTCACCAAATGAAAATAAAATAATTTATTCTTCGGATGGAGACCTTACCCAATTGGTTTCAGAAAACACACAAATTTACAATCCGTCTCACGGAAAGTTATACAAACAAAATGATACGATAGTTTATGACAAAGAAGACATCTTAATTGAAAACGTTAGGTTGGTTAAGATGATATGTGGTGATTCGTCAGACAACATTGCAGGAATTAAAGGAATGGGTGTTAAAAGATTTCTATCTTTTTTCCCTGAACTTAGAACCGAATCAATCTCCGTTCAACAAGTTAAAGAAAGGAGTGAACTTCTTTTTGAACAAGACAAACACAACAAATTAATTACAAATTTACTAACAGGTGTTACTAAACACGGAGTATTTGGGGAAGAGTTCTTTGACGTAAACAATCGTATCGTGAGTTTGGATGAACCTTTTTTAAGTGATGAGGCAAAAGAAAACATTGACCTTCTAATAAATGAGTCATTAGACCAAGAAGGAAGATCTTATAAAAACGCGATGAAAATGATGATGGACGATGGACTGTTTAATATGTTACCAAAATCAGATGACGCATGGACAAAATTTTTAAATCCATTCTTACGTTTAACAAGAAAAGAAAAAAATAAAAACAAAAACAATTAAAGTAAAAACCAATGAGTAGAGATTACCAAAACCAAGACAACATTACGAAATTTGAATTTCTTTTGTCTTTAGAAGGACACATTGTGTGTCAAAGATTTTTTAATGTGAGAGACCACGTTGACCAAGCAAGATGTTCAATGGACCTTCACTACTATATAAAAAATATTTGTGAAGATATTTCACACGATTTGAAAATAAAAAGTTCCAACTACCTATGTGAGAATCAAAACTATATCCTCAATATGGACTCTGTGGAAAGTGATGAAACCAAAGAAAAAGAACATTTTTTAATGGAAATTAAGTTGGGTGACGATGTATTTATTCAAAGGATATTCCCCGCATATTATTACCATCCAAAAGTAAGATATACGGTAGACATTCGTCCGAGATTGAAAACAATTTTGTCAGATTTAACTGACATTTTATCAACCGAAGAATTAGAGACGAAATATCTACAACACGAGCTATAATTTAAAACATATATAAAAACAAAACATGGAAGAAAGGAATTTTGGGTATTTGGGATTTTCGTTTCAACAATCCCTAATAAAAGCGATTATTGAAGATAAGAAATATGGTGAGACCATTATTGATGTATTAGAAAGTAAATTTTTTGATAACAGTTCATTTAAATTTATAATGGAAAATACGAAGGAATTATATAAGGCATATAATAAAATTCCCGATTACAACACATTAGCGCAGAAAATTATGGCTGAAGGTGGTAACAAAGATTCTTCCAAAGTTCACGTAGATACATTAGAGGCGATTAAAAATAATGAATCACAAATTGAATATGTAAAAGATACTGCACTTAATTTCTGTAAACAACAAAACCTGAAAAGAGAGTTAAAAAACGTACAGAGTATTATTGAAAGTGGTGAATTTGAAGCATATAATAAGATTGAAGAAATTATTCAAAAAGCATTACAAGTTGGTATTTCTAATGATGAAACAACTGATGTATTCCACGATATTGATGCGGCGTTAGAACAGGACTTTAGACACCCATTACCGACAGGTATTGTTGGGATTGACAACTTACTTAAAGGTGGGTTGGGGATAGGAGAATTAGGGGTTGTATTAGCACCTACTGGTACTGGTAAAACTACTTTACTTACCAAGTTTGCAAATACTGCGTATAACTTAGGATATAACGTCGTTCAAATATTTTTTGAAGACAATCCAGGTAATATCAAAAGAAAACATTATACTATTTGGTCAGAAATTGCACCAGACCAACAACCAGAATTTAAAGACATGGTTAAAGAAAAAGTTGAAGAGGCTCAAACAAGATCAAAAGGAAGTTTGAAATTATTGAAATTAGCGAGTGATAATGTAACTGTTTCTGAAATTAAAAATAAAATCAGAAAAATGAATTCAGATGGAATTAAAGTGGATTTATTAGTATTAGATTATGTTGATTGTATTTCATCTGACAAATCAACAAATGGTGAAGAATGGAAAGGAGAAGGTTCGGTTATGAGAAGTTTAGAATCTATGACAGGTGAATTTGAAATGGCAATATGGACGGCAACACAAGGTAACCGTGAATCTATTTCAAGTGAAGTTGTAACTGGTGACCAAATGGGAGGTTCAATTAAGAAAGCTCAAATTGCTCACGTTATATTATCTATTGGTAAAACATTAGAACAAAAGGAACATAATTTGGCAACACTTACATTATTGAAATCACGTATTGGTAAAGATGGTGTTGTATTTCAAAATTGTAAATTTAATAATGAATTTTTAATTATTGATACGGAATCACAAAATACCTTATTAGGTCATGAACAAGATGAGGTACTAAAAAGAGCTAATAGAGTTGCCGAAGTTTACAAAAAGGCACAAGAGAAGAAGACACAAATAATAAGTAAATAAAAAAACAAAGTTTAGAAATGCAGAAAGGTAAAAAATTTCTGAGTGACTTGAAGTTACACTCGGACTATTTCAAATGGTTGGAAGATAAAGGAAGATATGAAACATGGGAAGATGCTTGTGAAAATATCATAGATGGACACAGAAAAAAATATGTGAACTATAAAAAAACGGTGGAACCGTATTTAGAGTCGGCATTAGAAAGTATGAAAGATCAGGCGGTATTAGCATCACAAAGAAATTTACAATATAGATATGAACAAATAATGAAACACAATACGAGAATGTTTAACTGTACATCAGGACACATTGCTCGTAATAGAGTATTCCAAGAGATATTTTATCTTGCCTTATCTGGTTGTGGGTTCGGCGGAGGACTATCAATTCCATTTGTTAATAATTTAAGTAAAATTCAAAAAAGAACTTTAGGTACTAAAACATATGTAATTGAAGATAGTATTGAAGGATGGGCAAATTCGTTAGGAGTTATTATGTCGTCATATTTTGTTGATGAACAACCTTTCCCTGAATTTGCTGGATATGAAGTAAAATTTGATTATTCACAAATCAGAGAAAAGGGCGCATTTATTAGTGGTGGATTTAAAGCACCTGGCCCTGAAGGATTAAAACAATCTTTAGAAAAAATTGAACAATTACTTGAAAAATGGTTAACTAATGAAGGAAATAAAATCAGACCAATTTTAGCGTTTGATATTATTTGTCATTCAGCTGACGCTGTATTATCAGGTGGGGTTAGACGTTCAGCGTTGAATATGATTGTTGACCCTAACGATACTGAAATGATTCATGCAAAGACAGGTAATTGGAGAATGGAAAACCCACAAAGAGGTCGTAGTAATAACTCAGTTTTGTTATTAAGAAGTGAAGTTCAAAAAGAACAATTTAATTACTTGGTACAACTTAATGATGGGGCTAATGACATTGGATTTGTATTTGCAAACAGTTGGTTTGATATGTTCAATCCATGTTTTGAAATCTTAAAAATACCAGTATTAGATACTGTGGATTTTTCTAAAATCAAATATGATGATGTTGAAGAATATGTTAAAAACAATAAAGAAAAATTTGGTATTCAAGGTTGTAACTTAACAGAAATTAATGCGGAGAAGGCAACTACTAAAGATAAATTTTTAAAGGCATGTAAAGATGCATCTATCTTAGGTACACTACAAGCGGGATATACAAGTTTCCCTTATTTAGGTGAAACAAGTAGAAAGATTTTTGAAAGAGAAGCGTTGTTAGGTGTTAGTATTACAGGTTGGATGAACAATCCAAAATTGTTCAACGCAGAATTATTAGAAGAAGGTGCTCAAATGGTAAAAGACACAAATAAAGAAGTTGCTGCGGTAATTGGTATTAACCAAGCAGCAAGAACTACTTGTGTTAAACCTTCAGGTAATGCGTCAGTCGTATTAGGAACTGCTTCAGGTATTCATCCTGAACACTCTGAAAAGTATTTCCGTATTATGCAATTGAATAAAGAAAGTAACACAGCAAATTGGTTAGTTGATAATATGGGATTCTTATTAGAAGAAAGTGTATGGTCATCAACTAAATCAGATTACGTTGTTTTTGTTCCTGTTGAAAATCCAAAAGTTGGTTTATTCAAAAAGGACATGAAAGGAATTAAACATCTTGAATTAATTAAGTTAGTTCAACAACATTGGGTAAATGCCGGAACTAATCACGAATTATGTGCTTACAAAGGAGTTAATCATAATACATCTTGTACCGTTATTATAGATGACAAAGACGCAATTGTTGATTACATTTGGGAAGAAAGAGATTTCTTCACAGCGGTAAGTTTTATGTCTGATTACGGAGATAAAGATTTTAATCAAGCACCATTCACTTCGGTATTGAATTTGGAAGACATTATTGAACAATATGGTAAAGGTTCAATTTTAGCTTCAGGATTAATTATTGATGGATTACATTACTTCAATCAAAACTTATGGTTGGCTTGTGATACGTTATTAGATAGAAGTATTCAATTAACAGGGACTAGAGAACAAGTTCTATTAAAAGAATATTGGTTGTCAAGAGCGAAGAAATTTGCTAAAAACTACTTTAAGAATGATATGAAGAAAATGGTTTATTGTTTAAAAGACGTTCATTTATTTTATAAGTGGGAAACCGTTACCCGTCAATTCAAAGAAGTTAATTTTGGTGAAATCTTAAATAAACCTCAATATAAAGATATTAGTGACTTTGCAGCTCAAGCCTGTAGTGGAACTGATGGTTCTTGCGATATAACAAGAATTAATTAATGGTAGAAGGGGTAGATTATTACATAGATGAGAAGTCAGGGCTTATGGTTCTGACTTCTCTTTTTTTATTAAAGAGAGGGTACTGTTGTGGTAACGGATGTTCAGGATGCCCTTACTTACCCCCATATCAAAAGGGAAACACAAAAATAAAAGAAGATACATAACCATTTTCGTATTGTTTATATTTATTGAATATGGCAGCAACCTATGGAATAGATTTCCCATTTAGGGATAGTTTAGAAGGAAAGTTTTTAAAGATGACTGGTACTCCCGAAAGAGAGATTAGAGCGGATTTAATACACCTCCTATTGACAAAGAAGGGTAGTAGATATTTTCTACCTGATTTTGGTACTAGATTGTATCAATACATCTTTGACCAAAACGACGCTGTTACATTTGGATTAATTGAAAGTGAAATTCGTGATTCTGTAAAAAAATATATCCCTAATTTGGATTTAACCTCAATAGTAGTGGTTTCAGCAGAAGACGACCCAGACCAAATTAATTCACTACAAGAAAATGAAGATAATAGACTTTTTAGGGTTTCTAGTCATTCTGAAAAACCACATACGGCTGTAGTTAAAATTGAATATACAGTAAATAACGGAGCATTTACGTCTTCGGATTTTATAATACTAAACATTTAAGATGAGTAAAAAAATATCATACGCAACAAGAGATTTTGCGGGTTTAAGGGAAGAGTTAGTAAATCTAACCACACAATATTATCCTGACTTGGTTAAGAACACCAACGACGCATCAATATTTTCAGTATTATTAGATTTAAATGCTGCGGTTGCAGATAACCTACACTTTCATATAGATAGAGTTTGGCAAGAAACAATGTTAGATTTTGCTCAACAAAGACAATCGTTATTTCATATTGCGAAAACTTATGGTATGAAAATACCATGTAAAAGACCTTCAGTTGCGTTATGTGACTTTTCAATGAATGTTCCGGTTAGAGGTGATAAAGAAGATGAAAGATATTTGGGAATTATGAGATCAGGAACACAAGTATCGGGAGGAGGACAAATTTTTGAAACAGTAGAGGATGTAGATTTTTCAAATCCATTTAATAGTAAAGGTGAACCAAATAGATTAAAAATACCAAATTTTAATGCTAATAATCAATTAGTGTCTTATACAATCACAAAAAGAGAGGCGGTAGTTAATGGAGTTACAAGAATATATAGGAGAGTAATTACATCATTAGACCAAAAGCCATTTTTAAAATTATATTTACCTGAACAAGATGTGTTAGGTGTTAGTAGTATCATACATAAAGATGGTACTAACTTTGGTGCAAATCCTACCTCAAATGAATTTAGTGATTTAACAAATAAATGGTATGAAGTTAAAAGTTTGGTACAGGATAAAGTTTTTGTTCCAGACCCAACCGCAGTATCGGATAAAAATAATTTTAAGGCGGGAACCAATAAAACCGTTACAAATAAATTCATAACTGAATACACACCAGAAGGATATTTTTCAGTTACATTCGGTTCAGGTAATGTTGACCCATTAGATAATTTAGATAGTCATATGAATGGTACAATGAAAGTTAACCTTTCAACCTATCTTAATAATATGTCATTGGGTGCAATACCAAAATCAAGTACAACCTTATTCATAAAATACAGAGTTGGTGGAGGTAAAGATTCCAATTTAGGTGTGAATGTTATCACGAGTATTGATAATATGGAATTGGACGTTAACGGACCTATATCTTCTATTAACACACAAGTGACTCAATCTATGAGAGTTACAAATATAACACCTGCTGTCGGTGGTGCGGACCAACCAACAATTGAAGAATTAAGAAACATGATTTCTTTTAACTTTGCCGCACAAAATAGAGCGGTAACATTGAACGATTATAAATCAATAATTGAGTTGATGCCAGCAACATTCGGAGCACCAGCAAAAGTGAATGTCATTGAAGAAGATAATAAGGTAAAAATTAAAATTTTATCTTATGACGATAATGGTAATTTATCTGATACAGTTTCAAATACATTAAAAAGTAATATAATTGAATATCTTTCTGAATATAGAATGATAAATGACTATATTGACATTGCAAGTGGGGAAGTTATTGACTTATCATTGGAAATGGATATTGTCATCGATAAAAACGAAAACCCGACAGATGTCATTAAAACAGCAATTAACGATACCATAGATTTCTTTGATAATTCTAAAAGAAAAATGGGTGACCCATTATTTGTTGGAGATTTAATTAGACATATTGGTCAAATACCTGGTGTAGTGAATGTAATCGATATCAGGGCATATAATAAGATTGGTGGGTTATATTCATCATCGGAAACTGCAATGGCATATAAAGACACTTTAACCAAGGAAATTTTACAGTCAGATATGACCATTTTTATGAAGTCTAACCAAATATTCCAAATAAGGTTCCCTAATAGTGATATTAGAGTTAGAACTAAAACATTAGGAACGACTACATATTAAAATGTTTTTTGTTTATAATAGTAGAAAATCTCCTTTTTTCTATTTATTAAAAGAATGATACAGAAGCATAGAATATCCACAAACATTGGGAAGGACCAAATAGTCAATCTTGAATTAAAACAAGATTTTGATTTTTTGGAAGTTCTATCATTAAGATTCACTCAAAAGGATGTTTATTCATCAATGTGTTCGGATTACGGTGTGGTATGTGGTAGAATTACTGTTAACAATGGTTTAGGTGTACCAAACGCCAGAGTATCGTTATTTGTTCCACAATTACAAATTCATTCAAATGATCCAGTTATATCTGCGTTATATCCATATACAGAAATTGGGGACAAAGACAGTAACAATTATAGATACAATTTGTTACCATCAAGAAAACAACATGGCGGACATGAACCAACCGGTACATTTTTTGACCAAGAAGATATTTTAACAAGAGAAGAAGTTTTAGAAGTGTATGAAACTTATTATTCGTATACAGTTAAAACTAATAGTTCTGGTGATTTTATGATTTGGGGGGTTCCATTAGGACAACAAACAATTCACGTTGATGTTGATTTATCTGATATTGGTTGTTTCTCTTTAAGACCTGATGATTTTATTAGACAAGGTGCTGGTTTAGACCAATTTAAAACATCATACGCTTTTAAAGCATCAGAAGATTTAAATTCGTTACCACAAATTGTTTCATTTGATAAAACGATTGAAGTTTATCCTTTTTGGGGTAATAATGATTTTTGTGAAATTGGTTTAACAAGAACTGATTTTGATTTATCCGATAAAGGTGTAAGAATTGAACCAAAAGCAATTTTATTAGGTTCAATATTTTCTGACCAAGGGAATAGTACTGTAAATAAAAATTGTACTTTAAGAGATGGAATGGGTAATAAATGTAACTTAATAACCGAACCAGCAACGGTTGAAATATTAAGATTTACAAATAAAAAAGACGAAAATAATAGACCAATATTGGAACTTATGGAAACAAGTGAAGATATTGATGATAGTGGTTCGTTTATGATTTCAGTTCCAATGAATATGGAATATGTTTACACAAACGAATTTGGTGAGAACGAAATTACAAACGACCCAAATAAAGGGGTACCAACATCCGCATGTTATAGATTTAGAGTATCAACAAAAAATGAATCATTAGGTAGGGTTAGAACTGTAGCTTCTTATTTAATTCCAAATATTAGGGAATATGCAACAACGGAATCAGAAATTGATAAATCATATACTTGGTCAACAAATTGGAATGATTATCCGACGGGGGCAACAAACAATAACATCCTTTTTAATAATGTTAATGGGTCATATTACCCACAAGATTATTTTTATAGATTTAATTATAATAAAATTTATAGTGTATCGTCATTTTTTGGATCTTATAGTGAAGGTAATTTAGGGATTACACAAATAGCACCAAAGGAGGAAGACGATTGTCAAAACAATTCACTCACACCTCCAATTAATCATGCGACACAAACAGTTACCTTCGCAATTTTATTGGCTATAATATTGAACACATTCGAAAGAATAAGTTATTACACAATCATTGCGGCTATACAGGTTTTAATTGTTCCATTTCAAGCATTATATAATTGGCACATATACATACGTGCTTTAAAAGTAACATTGATAGATTATTATCCATTTAGGGCGGGTGGTATTATTGATGTTGATACTAAAGTTATTGAACCATTACAAAGATTCGGTACTGTTCGTTTAGGTATTGCAATATATCCTGAATGTGAAACATGTGACAACTTAGATTATATAAATGATTTGCCAACAACAACGACAGATCCAGAATTAACGTTTCTTAAAGTTGCAACAGGAACAGGTGTTACGGATACATCTTTATACGCCACATGTGGGGTTGAGATTTTTGACGAATCAAGTGTTAGGATATTTTTATCAATTCCAACTACTGGAACCACATGTGCATCCGTATCACCTATCTTCACAACGACAGGTACCACTATAACTAATATTATTGATAATCCAGGTAGATACATTATAAAATTTAACGATACAGGAGAATATGGAAATCTTAGTGTTTATGGGTATGACATATCGGGATCAGGAACAACAGCATATTATTACGATGATACAACGGGTTTAAGTTATACAGGTCAAACATTACCGACAGGAAGTATAGGATATGAAATATTTGATTCACTATCATTTTTAATTGGAGGTTCAAATACTTCAGGATTAAATAGTGAATTAGAAGGAGGATGTCAACAATATGTTACCGTGTATAAAGAATCAATTGTTTATGGAACATATTGTGCTAGTAACGCATCTACACCATATAGTGGATTAACATCGGCAAATATAAAATTAGGTACTGTTTGTACCACAGGTATAACCGTTGGTCAAGTTATTGCTGGTGTTAATAGTAATCCTTGTGGTACATGTGGCACACACAGTGGATTTTCTGAATTTAGATATGGATTATTTACAATTATACCGGCGGCGGCAATTGCCAATTGGGGAGATAATTTTGATGCAATTACCGAATACGCAAGAAGAAAACTTGTTGCTAAAGTGTTCTGTGGTGGTATAGCAAATTATAAATTTATTGACAATTGGTTGACCGGTTCATTATATATGTTTCCATTTAAAGCAAAAGTTAGATGGGATAATGAGGAAACATTAGATTTAAATGTTAGAAGAACAAAATATTGCCCAGATTTAGTTTATTTTAAAGCAGGTACGGTGGAAAATCCTGATAAAAGATTTTATTATAGATCTACATATTTTAATGGTACAACATTTAGTAGAAGTAGTAGAGAAAGTTTAGGTCACCCAACAACAATTGTTGATTTAGGACCAAGAGATGAATTTATAAAAGAAATATGTGTGGACCCACAATTAGACCCAAACTGTTCGGTTGTTAGAGATATTGGACCAACATCCTATCAAAATTTTAAAGAGATGTTAGGGTTATATATTAATTATAAATTAGATTATTTAGCAACAGACCAAAATACAACAGGTGATTACAATTCATTTTTTGAAAACAATGGATACGGTGTACCTGGAACGGTAATGAATGGGGACATTCTTCAACTAATTTCAATAAATAATGAAGTTGGCATTGAAGAATTTGATTTACAAAATAGAAATTACGCAGCATATAATCCACAAGTGTTGGATGTTGAACAATATCCTGGATTATTGGATGGAGGACCACTACCAATAAATCTCGTATTAGATGATGGTGAAGGATATAGAGTTAGGGCATGTTTAAATGAACCCGGAAGATTGACTGAATCATCACAAAAAGTTCCATTTTACTTGTGGGAAAAAGGTGGTACAGGTTTTGGTTCGAGTGTTAATCAACATTGGGACTATACTACACCAATCTCAACTGCAAATGGTAATTTACAACCATTACAAGGTATGACCTATAATTACAAATACAGTGGAGATACGACACACAAATATTTGTTATTACCAATGACAAAACAATATAGTGGTGATACGTTTACATATACAGGTGTAACATATAATGATGTGTATGCGGATATTGAAACAACAGGAGCAACACATACAACTTATAATAATCAAGAAGAAGGATTCACAGTACTCGAAATTGCCACAGGCACATTAGATAATCCATTAACGGGAACACTATGGATTAGAACGGGAGAAACAAGTAATTGGGCATCAAAGGCATGGACAAACGACCTTGATTTTATGGTAAAACCAACATCAACAAATTACGATGGTACAAAACAAATACTATCAACACCATTTCTGTTTTATTTTGGATTAAGACCAGGTAAAACCGCAATAGATAAACTAATAGAAAAATACGGACCAAAAGGTGCGTTCCCGTCTGCTGAATAATGGAAAAGAAACAAATCATATTACCAAGTAAAAAGTTCGCAAAGGCGGATGACCAAGAATTAGAATTAAAACTAAATCTTGATAATAGTGATACACTTATGCGAATAGGTGAAAGGGATATAATATTAGATATAGATGAACAATATTATAAAGAACGTAATGAAAGTATAAATTATAAGATATACGGAAAATTAAAAATGATTTTTAGAAATTTATATTCCGGTAGTACAGGTTCATATGAACCTTTAACGAAGAGTCTTTATTTAAATGGTGATGGTAGTGATAATAATTTCAATGGATTTTTACCATATGATGAATTTGCATTTTTAAGAAGGGACGTTTATAGGGAAGTAAATTTACCAGTAACTGGAAATACAATAGGGACCTTTACACCAAATATAGTAAAATCAGGATCAACGGCACACACAACTATAACACCAATATCGGCACCATATCAAAATTGGAATTTATATTTAAGTTATGTGTATAGTGGTGATAGTAATTTTAATATGGTTTATACGTTAACAGGTGTAACAGGTAGTACGAAAGTTAGTTTTACCGCTAAAGATGGTATACCATTTAGGGTTGTAAATTATAACACATACTATGAATTGACATCACCAGTTGAACATGGAATGAACGAAGGAGAACACGTGGTTTTATCAGGTGGAACGTTAACAGGATTATCAAACCCAACTGGTTCAACATTTTATATTAATTCAGTTGGTAATGAAACATTTGACTCTGGAAAATATGTTATTAATATTTTAAAGTCACAAATAAAAACAGGAACAACACTCAATACAATTATGTTAGGTAAAAGATGTAAAGATTTTACCAATATCGTTCCCTCAACATCTAAATATTACGTTCACAAACATAAAACATTAACTAACACAGGTGGATATATAATGGATTCACTTGGATTTGAAAGTCCAGTGTTTGAAGATGAGAAAAAATTGTTACTTGAAAATAGTGCAGGAATAAATGATGTTGTGGTTGAAAGAAATAGAATGGAATCTGTTTTATACGATTTTAAAGAACCATTTAAATTAAGCGGATTAACAAATAATTTAGGATTTAGTCCAACAAATGTTTTTGTTACTGCAATTTTTAGAAATGGAAATGGATATTTTAATTATCCACCAAAGGTTGGATATAAATTTAATTTCCACGATACGTGGATTGATGAACATTTTAGTGGAACTACGTCAAACGAAACAAGTTTAACAAGTTCTGGATTTACAAAAAGTGGAGTTACATTTTTAAGTGGTCAAACATTACCAATCGGTTCAATATTAAATGGTGCCTTTGTTGAGTATAATCCAAAAGAAATGACCGAAAGAATTGTTAGTGAAGCATTTCATAAAATCACAAATCCCACAAATATATTTGACCATAATCAAGATATGAATGTAGATGGTTTTAGTGGTGCCACATCTGGAAATACAATGGGATTAATATACCAACCACATTATAGAATTAAATTAAGAGAATTATCACCATATACTGAAACGGCAAATACTAATGATATTTTCAACTTACCTGAAAATGCAAAGTATGACCCATATGATAAAGTTTGGAGATGGAGAGATATATATGACCATGGTTATGTTGATTCCGATGGATTCGGAACAGATTTTCCTTTTATGAATGGAAATCATTATGTTAAAGCAAACATTAATTTCTATTTAAGAAATGAAAGATATTATAAAAATAAATCAAATGGAATAATGAATTTCATGGATGTAAATAATAAAAATAGTAATTCAGATTGTTAACATGAAAATATTAAGAAAAGATACTGATTTAAATATATTATTGAATACTGAAACTGATTTTCAAACAAATCTCGGTTGGGAAGAAAACTTGAAAGAATTTGAAACTGAAATATTAAGTGATATTATTAACCCAATTGAAAATTATGAAACGGTTAGATATATTCATAAACCATATACGTCTAGTGGAGTAACACAAACCGATATTTGGTTTTATTTTTATTTTCAAAGCGGTGGAACATATGTTCAAGATTATACCCCACAAGGTATAAGTTCACAAGAAAATGAACATATGTTAAAACAGGCGACTGAGAGTTTTTTTAGATTAGAGTTTTTTAAAACACCAGGAACTGTATCAAGTAATATATTAACATGTGAACCACCAACAAGACAAAATAGAAAATTAATATTTGCAAAAAATTTGTCATTACCGTTAGGTGAGAAAATGTTTTATAATCCACTTAATGGTTATATACATTTACCTGTTTTTAGAGGATCAAATTATAGTAATAAAGAAAATATGTATTTCTTTTGGTTCCAAGATGAAAGTGTTTTAACTGAAACTAATTTAAGTGGTACAACAACAGGTAACACCTTCTTTATGACAGCAAAGTTTTATAATGCAAAAGAAGGTACAATTTTAGATTTTACAAATGATTGTTACAGTACGGGTCACACTATTACTGAACAAAATGATATGTACTATCAAGTTGATATTAATAAAACAGATTATTCGTATCAAGTTTATTATTACAATGGTGTAGTAAAATGTGAAGAAGTTGGTTTTACAAACAAACCAATAATGTTTTTTGAAAGAGGAGGTGGAACGGCACCAACTAACATAGTATATCACACATGTTCAAATGTAACACCTACACCGACACCAACTGCAACCCGTGTAGCAACACCAACACCAACTCCAACTCCAACACAAACTCAAACACCAAGTGGATCATCATCGGGACCAACTTATTATAGTGATGTTGTTGGTCGGAGCGCATCGTCAGTAAGTGATGCTTGTAGTCAAGTAAGTACAATTGGGGTTACGGGAAGTGGAACCTTATTCTGTAATTCGGCAACATTTACATCTACGGACGGATATTCAATGGGTACTGGAAATTATTATTTATCAAACGGTTCAAAATATGTACAAGTATCACATACTATTTATACGAATCTATTTACTGTCATCGGTGGTGGTTGTACAACATGTCCTGGCGTAACAATATACGATTGGTACACACTTGAAAATTGTTGGGACCAAACTACTGGTTATACAACAGGTCTTACAGTAGGAACATATGCTGTAAATAATAGAGTAACAACATTTTTAGATATTGGTACAATATGGAAAGTAATTGCAATTAGCTCAAGTAATCCGGCACCATTAATAAATAAAATATCTGTCGCACCAAGTTTAGATTATTTTAGTGCAATACAAAATGGTTGTCCACCAATATTTGAATATTTTTTAAGTGATCCATATACAGGTACCACATTATTCTGTTCATCACCTGGTAAATCAACTGGAACATTAATAAAAACGTTTTCACCTACAATATCAGAAATTTTAAATTATCCAGTTTATAATTCAAGTAAAGTTTTATTTGAAGGTGCGGGTAATGATTATAATTATTTTATTTCCACCTCTGCTGGTGTAAATTCATATACAAACGGTAGCACACCTTTAAGTAACAATAGAATATTAATAAAAATTGACGGTACAATAACAAACAACGGTGCAGGAACCCCTGGTTACGTTTTAGATGTATATTCAACACCTTGTAGTGGAGGTGGCGGAGGAGGAAACTTATAAAAAATAATAATGAAAAGAATTAACCATACCATTAAAAGAAAAAAAATACCTGAAGTGAAATTAGTTTCATTAACAGGTAAGACATGGTACGATTCAAATAATAACCCAACACCATGGACGGGTGACACTGAATTTTTAGTTACAGGTTTTACACCCGACACAGGTTATGTTGTTTATAACGTAACCGGTGGAACTGTAGATGGTGGTTATTATTATAAATGGAATACACCAACAGAAGACACATGGAATTTAATTGTTGGTACAGGTACGACAGAACAAGAAATAGAAACCCATGTTAATAGCCAAATACATGAAGATTTTCAACTACCATTATTTTTAGAAGCAACGGCTGATGAAATGGGAGATATGGTTGATTTTGATAAAAATATTGGACATAATGAAATTAGTGCAAACTTCGCATATGAAAGTGTTTGTACTGAAACTGGTAGTACAATAACAATTAACAACACAACAACATATCAATTAGTTAATATAATTTTGGCTAATGATACGAATCCAGACGGAACAACGAATGTAACGAGTGTTAGAAGATTGGCTACAGAAATATCCGAACAAAATGTTTTAGACGAATTAGAAGATTTTTTAGTGGTTGATGGACAAGATTTTTCAATATCGGGATCATCATTTACGGTACATTGGGGAGACGAAACAACATCACCAATTGGAATTAATGGTAGTGTAACAAAATCATTTGATGTTGCCGAAGAAAAAACAATTAGAATAGTTTTTGAGTCACCATATTTAACAAATCAAGTGGTTAAAGTTGTTAATTGTGGTGAAACTGCAGTGAGTTACATGAGAATTAATACCGAAAACAATGACCCTATTCAAAGTGAAAATAATAATTACATAAATGTCGATTAGAATCAAAAACTAATATATTTATTAGTTAATCAATAGCTATGGCAGGACTAGATAAAAAAATTAGTGAATTACTCGAATTTTCGGGAGATACCTCAGGTTCATGGTTAATTGTAAATAATAGTAGTGAAACGGCAACATCTAAAATTAGAAGGGAAGCTTTTCTAAGTGGATTTAGCGGTGGAAGTAATGGTACATCAGGTTCTTCAGGTTCTAATGGAACTAGTGGAACAAATGGAACTTCCGGAACAAATGGTACATCGGGAACTAATGGTTCATCTGGAACTAGTGGTTCGTCAGGTTCATCTGGAACTAGTGGTTCATCAGGAACTAGTGGTAGTTCAGGTTCTTCAGGAACAAGTGGAAGTTCTGGAACTAGTGGTTCGTCAGGTTCATCTGGAACTAGTGGTTCATCAGGAACTAGTGGTTCATCAGGAACTAGTGGTTCTAACGGAACAGACGGAACTTCTGGTTCTAATGGTACTGATGGTAGTTCTGGAACAAGTGGATCTAATGGTACAGACGGCACATCGGGAAGCAATGGTACGGATGGAACGAGTGGTTCTAATGGTACCGATGGTTCTTCAGGAAGTAACGGTACTAACGGTTCTTCTGGAACATCAGGAGATTCATTATTTGCCGAAACAGGTTCATATTGGTATACAAAAAATAATATACAAATAGATGGTACGTTAACAGCTAAAGAATATTATGTTACATTAATATCTTCTTCAGTAATGTTTGTATCAGGGTCAAATAACTTTGGTAACACATTAGATGACAATCATAATTTTACAGGCTCAGTTAATATATCAGGTTCATTAACAATAAACGGAACATCATATACCGCGGCAACTTCAGGAACTAGCGGTAGTAATGGAACCGATGGTTCTTCTGGTTCATCAGGTTCATCAGGTTCAAACGGTACAGACGGTTCATCAGGTACTAGTGGTAGTAATGGAACAGACGGGTCTTCAGGAACTAGTGGAAGTAATGGTACTGACGGTTCATCAGGTTCCAATGGTACAGACGGAACTTCAGGTACATCAGGTTCTAATGGTACTGATGGTTCATCAGGTACTAGTGGAAGCAATGGTACAGATGGTTCTTCAGGAACTAGTGGAAGCAATGGTACAGATGGTTCTTCAGGAACTAGTGGAAGCAATGGTACAGATGGTTCTTCAGGAACTAGTGGTTCTAATGGTACAGACGGAAGTTCAGGTA